GAAGAGATTAGAACCCTGCAAAACAAGTGTTGGTGGATTAAAAGCAGTTTATTTCATGACTGAAGGGGATGCAACTGGTGTTACTTACGATGCAACAAACACAGATGCTATTACTGCGATTGCAGGAACTCCAATTGGATTCAAATATGATTTGAAAGGATCAAGTTCATTTGAGCAAACCATTAATTCTTCAAGAGAAAACGGAACTACTTTTTTCACACAGACTTTAAATTTAAGTTTAAAGCAATTAACTATCAAAGACCACAAGCAAATTAAATTGCTTTCTTATGGTAGACCTCAAGCAATAGTTGAAGACAACAATGGAAACCTTTTCTATTGTGGTTTAAGAAACGGTCTTGATGTTACAGGAGGTACAATTGTTACAGGTGCGGCAATGGGCGATATGTCTGGCTATACCATTACAATTGTAGGCGAAGAACCAGTACCTGCAAATTGGATTACAACCACTTTAACTGCTGCTGGCGTAACGGTTACATCTGGAGTTTAAGAATTTTTGTTTGTTTGGGTTGAAATTAGGAGGCAGATGCCTCCTTTTTTCGTTAAAAAGAAAACAAAACTACTTTTTTACGTTTATACACTATGATCGTTTTAAAATCTTCTGCAAGCAATCAAGAAGTATCATTTATACCTACAAGATTAAATGATGCCAATTATCTTTTTATTAAGAATGAAACAACAAATGTTGAAACAACTCATAAGATAAATTGCAAAAAGAAAAGTTTTTTTAGTACGTTTAAAATGGTTTTTGATTTAGAAGAAGGGCATTTCTATTCTTTTAAAATAAAATACTATGGGGTAATCAATAACGTATTGGATTATCACTTGGTAAATAACATTAAGGTTTTTTGTACTAATCAGGTTCCAGATAGTTATTCTGTTAATTCAAGTACATACACAAGCAATACAGATTCAATAATATTCTATGAATAAGAAAGATCATTTAAATTCACATTTTATTCAGTTGGAGGCATACTCACAACCTAAAATTGTGGAATCAAAGAGAGATAATTGGGTAGAATTTGGGGAGGATAATAACTTTTTCCAATTCTTAATAGATAGGTACAACGGATCTACAACAAACAATGCAGTAATTAACAACATTGTTAAGTTGATTTATGGTCGTGGTTTAGATGCAATAGATTCAAATAGAAAGCCTAATGAATATGCGCAAATGATTATGCTATTTAGAAAGGATGTCATTAAAAAAGGTATTTCTGATTTAAAGTTATTAGGGCAATATGCTTTCCAATTAATCTATAATAAGCAAAAGACTGAAATTGTAAGAGTTGAACATATCCCTGTACAACTTTTAAGAGCAGAAAAATGTAATGCCAAAGGAGAAATAGAGGCTTATTATTATTCTGACAATTGGGAAGACACAAGAAAGTTTGTGCCTAAACGTATTTCTGCATTTGGATTTGGAGATAAGACTTTAGAAATACTTTACGTTGGTAATTATACGGTTGGACAAAAATATTATTCTAATGTTGACTATGTTGGTTGTATTCCTTATGCTAAACTTGAAGAAGAAATAGCAGATTATTTAATTAACGATGTTCAAAACGGATTTAGTCCTACAAGCATTGTTAACTTTAATAATGGAATACCAGATGAAGAAAACAGGGAGTTGATTTCAAGACAGGTTACAAAAACACTTACAGGATCTAAAGGCAAAAAAGTAGTTGTGTCATTTAACAATGATGAAACTAAAAAGACAACCGTTGATTCTGTTCCTTTAAATGAAGCACCAAAGCATTATGAGTATTTATCAGAGGAATCCAAAACCAAAATACTTTTAGGACATGGTGTTGTAAGTGGATTGCAGTTTGGTATTACTACGCAAAACGGATTTAGTTCCAATGCCGATGAATTAAAAAACGCAATTACTTTATTTGACAACATGGTTATACGTTATTTCCAAGATACTTTTATTGATGGAATTGATAAGGTATTGGCATATAACAAAATCAGTTTAAATCTGTATTTCAAAACCTTACAACCATTAGAATTTATTGATTTAAATCCTAATGTAAGTAAAGATGAATTACAAGAGAAAACAGGTGTTGCTTTATCTTCACATATCGATGAATTAAACGTAGAAGAATTTGGCGAAGACATTGATTTAAACGAGTGGGAATTAGTTGACAGTAGAATGGTTGACATTGATACAGAAGATCAATTAGATGCAGAATTAGAGGCATTAAACAACCCTAAGAAATCGTTAATGTCAAAGATTTATGATTTTGTAAGCACAGGAGTTGCAAGACCTAACATAGGTTCAGAGCAAGATGGTAAATTATTTCAATCAAGATATAGATATTCAGGAGATACAACTGCAAAGAGTAGAATCTTTTGTAAAAAAATGACTGCTGCAAACAAACTGTATCGTAAAGAAGATATAATGCGCATGAGTCAAAGTCCTGTGAATGAAGGTTGGGGACCAAAAGGCGCAGATACATACGACATATTTTTGTATAAAGGAGGCGGTGCTTGTCATCATTTTTGGACAAGAGAAACATATAAAAGATTTATAGATCCAAGAAGAAAAGGATCTGTTGAAGTAACACCTGCACAGGCAAGAAAGCAAGGTGAGATATTACCAAAAGATAATAAATTGGTTTACACAAGACCTGTTGATATGCCAAATAAAGGATTTTTAAATAAATAAATATGGCTACTGCATTATTTATAAGTAGGGATGAGATTGTAAAATATACTGCGTTAAACGGTAATATTGACACGGACAATTTTGTGCAATGGATTAAGTTGGCGCAAGACATACATATTCAAAGTTATTTAGGAACGGATTTATTTAATAAGATAAATGCGGATATAGTTGCAGGTACATTAGCAGGCAATTATTTGATGCTTGTAAATGTGTATATAAAACCGATGTTAATACATTGGTCAATGGTTGAATTTTTACCGTTTGCAGCATACACAATAGCAAACAAAGGAGTCTATAAACATGGTAGTGAGAATAGTTCTAATGTTGATAAATCTGAAATAGATTTTTTAGTAGAAAAGGAAAGGTCTATTGCTCAAAATTACACAAGGAGGTTTATTGATTATATGAGTTTTAATAATAATTTGTATCCAGAATATAACACTAATAGCAATGCCGATGTCTTCCCAAGCAAAGAATCTGATTTTGTTGGCTGGGTCTTATAAGCCAAAGAAAGAAAACGTTAAGAAATTAAAGGTGTATTTAAAAAAAATAGAAAATGAGTCTTAATTTTAGCCATATAAAATCCGATACATTTGACCAAGTAAACTTTGAGTTAAAAGTCAATACCGTTGTAAAAAATCTAACAGGTGCGGTTATACGGATGCAATTAAGAAAGACTGCAGATGATGAAACACCTGCTTTATCTTTAACATCTGTTGGAGGTGCAGGTATTACAATTACATCACCTACAACTGGTCTATTTAAAATAAATACTCAAATAATAAATATCCCTGTTTTTGATTATGAGTACGATATTGAAATAGCATTTGCCGATGGTACGATTAAGACATACGTTCAAGGAATATTTTCAATCACCCAAGAAATTACAAGATAATGTCAAACGATATAATAGGTATAGTTGTAACCGATAATTCCGATAACGTACAATTAAATGTAACTCCAAATTTAGTTACAATTAATGTTTCGCAAACATCTGGTAATATTATTGGATCTAATTATTTTTTAGCAAACAATTATGCTGCTTTGCCTGCAACAGGAGAATCAACTACTCTTTATATAACTAATGATACAAGTTTAATGTATCGTTGGTCAGTAAGTGCTTATGTACAAGTAAACTCTGTTACTTCTTGGGGAACAATTGCAGGTACATTATCAAGCCAAACAGATCTACAAAATGCGTTAAATTTAAAAGCACCATTAGCATCTCCTGCCTTTACAGGAACGATTACAGGAATTACTAAAACAATGGTTGGACTATCAAATGTAGATAATACAAGTGATGTCAATAAACCTGTTTCAACTGCAACCCAAACTGCTTTAGATTTAAAATCAAATATAAATA